CCTTCACGGTAGCTGCGACGGTCAACACGCAGTACGGCCAGACAACCATTACACAGAGCTTCTGATGGCCACGACTTTTCCTCTCGCGACGCTTGCATGCACGATTGATTCGACCGGGATTTCTGCGCCGACTTACTCAGACATACTTTCCAGTTTGACCGCGAGTTTCTTGAGCATCTATGGGAGTGACTCCTACGTCGACCCCGACTCGCAGGACGGCCAGATGCTCGCCCTGTGGGCTCAGACCATCAACGACGGGAACCAGGCCGACATCACGACGTACAACGGCTACTCGCCCGCCTACGCCCAAGGTGCCGCACTCTCGAGTCAGGTCAAGATCAACGGCTTGCGCCGCGATGTGTCGAGCAATAGCACGGCCGTCGTCAACATCGGCGGCCAGGCCGGTACGCCAATCAATAATGGTGTGGTCGCAGACACGAACAGCAATCTATGGACGTTGCCAGCCAGTGTGACGATCCCACCATCGGGAACGATTGCCGTTACCGCGACTGCAATGGTGTCTGGGGCGATCACCGCTATTGCTGGCGCAATCAACCAGATCAACACGCCGACCCGTGGCTGGCAAACGGTCTCCAATCCGTCCGCTGCAGCACCGGGTGAGCCGGTTGAGGATGACGCAGCGCTACGCCAACGTCAGGCCATCTCAACGTCGCTGCCGGCGCAGACGCCTTTGCAGGCGATCATTTCGAACGTTGCCAATACGCCCGGGATCGGTCGCAACGCGATCTACCAGAACGACACAGGCACGACGGACGCCAACGGCATTCCAGGCCATTCGATCGCTGTTGTTGTCGAAGGAGGAGATGTCGTTACCATCGCCCAGACCATCGCGGCTAAGAAATCACCCGGCACGGGCACGTACGGCACGACAGACGAAACCGTGCTGGATCCTTCTGGGGTGCCGATCACGATTGCTCTCTTCGAGCTATCCGAAATTGGCATCCTGACGCAGATCACGATTGTTCCACTGACTGGATATGTGTCGACTACCGGCACATTGATCGTCAATGCAGTAGTGGCTTATCTGTCGGGATTCGCCATCGGACAAGACTCTTTGCTCGGCAAGCTGTTCGGACCGGCGAATCTCTCGGGTGACGCGGCAACATCAAGTTCTGGCCTCACGCAGTCCCAGCTCGACGTGCTGAGCAATACGTACAACCTGCCGGTCACGAACCTGTATCAAGGGCGTTCTGACATGCTGGTGACGGGTGGCCCGTACACCACGGGTGCGACCGTCATCGATATTGCCAACGTCGCGAGTCTCGCCAATGGGAAATCGATCATCGTCAACCAGACGGATGGATCGCAACTGACAGCAGTTATCACGGGCATCACTGGAAACGCGGTGACGTTCACGCCTGCCATTGCTGCCGGCAAGACGATCGATGCCGGCGCCCAGGTGCTGGTGAACGGCGACCTGACCTTGGCATTCAACGAGGGCGCCCAATGCGTGGCGACTGACGTAAATCTGGTGACGTGATGACGGTTCAGCTATCGCAATACACATCGCTCATCACGTCAGAGCATCAGTCGGCTCCGAATTTCATGGCCATGGTGTCGCTGCTCGCGCAGTGGGCCGTTGACCGGCAGAACATGCTGGCGTCGATTCCTGGACTGTATGACATTGACGACGCAGTTGGATCGCAACTAGATGCGGTCGGACTCTGGGTGGGTGCCTCGCGCAACCTGTCGGTGCCGCTGACCAACGTCTATTTCAGCTTGGACATCGCTGGATTGGGACTTGACCAGGGTGTGATTCAGGGTCCATTCGATCCGACTACCGGCCTTGTTTCGCTGCCCGATGCCCAATACCGGATCCTGCTTTACGCCACGATCGCGGCAAATAACTGGGACGGCACGATTCCAGGTGCCTATACCGCGTGGAACACGATCTTTGAGCCGCTCGGGTATTCGATCCTGATTCAGGACTACCAGAACATGACGATGGGCATCGCGCTCATCGGACCAACGCCGGATGCGGTGACGCTTGCCCTGTTCAAGGGCGGATATCTCAATCTCATTCCCGCTGGCGTCGGCGTCGCCTTCTATTTCCAGCAGTCAGTTCCTGGCGTACCGGTCTTTGGCCTCGACGCTGAAAACTCCTCGGTAGCAGGCCTGGATGTCGGAGCACTAGCGCTCATCGTCGGACCGTAGCAAACACACCACTCAACAAGAGGCCCTTCTGGGCCTTTTTTATTGCCCTAATGGATCGTACATGACCATTGAACAAGACTTCCTGCCCTATGCGGTAGGCGGTAGCGCCAACGTTTTGAGCCAAGCCGCATACGCAGCGCTCACGACGCTTCTGCAGAACGGCCTGACGTCCGGCATCGTTCCGTCGAATGAACTGAACAAGATCATGCGACAGCCGAGCATCATCGCATCGGTGATTGGACAGTTTATCGTCGCGAACTCGGGACAGCCGGCGATCGATGACGGCACGACTGCAACGCTGCTGGCGAACTTCACGAATGCGGTCAACGCAGCATCCAAGACCAAGGTGGTCCTGACCGATACCGGCACGGCCAACGCCTACACCGCGGCTAACCCTGTTCCTCTGACCGTTCTGCCGACGGCTACCGGCTTCACGCAGACGGTAAAGATCGCGCATCTGAATACCGGAACCTCAACGTATGCGCCCGACGGACTGGCGACGGCTCCGATTTACAGCCTGGCTGGCGCGCTCCTGCAGGGTAATGAACTGCCCGTCAACGGCGTTGCAACGCTCGTCTCGTTCGTCGATCCGCTTCTGAACTCGGGCAATCTCTGCTGGGTGCTCTACGAATGCGTCGGCGGTGCTCAGCCTGTCGCCCCCGCCAGCGCATCCGAGCATGCCGTCCAGTGGTCCCAGGTTGTTGGCGTCGTTGGCACGTCGCGCAATGCCGTAATGAGCATCGCAGCAGCGGGCACAAGTGCTACGTGGTCGGCTTCAGAGCTGATTCTCGAAACGTCGAACGGCCTTAATTACTGTTTGCGCGGCGGCCCGAGTGCAGCGGTGAATCTCGCGACGACGGGTGCGGGCGGTATGGATACCGGGACTGCACCCGCGAGTAGCTTTGTCGGCATCTACGGGATATGGAATCCGACAACATCGACATTCAGCTTACTCGCGCAAAGCGCCGCTGGTGTCACATTGTCCGAGGTCTATAACGGCTCGCATATGCCGGCGGGTTATACGGCATCTGCACTTATCGGCATATTGCTAACGAATAGCAGCGGTCAATTTATCGTTTGTCAATTGGTCGGGCGACGAGTCTCGTATCAGTCACGCGCCGAAATTTCCACGGCAGCAACCACCTCCGGATATACCGCATTCACCGGGGGGGCTGACATTCCAAAAAATTCGAAAAGAGTCTTTGGTTATTTTGGAGCATCACAAAGCACGAATGGAACCATAAATCTCTTCGTTGCTTCCGATGCAAACGGATGTGGTGCCCAGGAGACTTCGATTGGTACCGCGGCATCTGGAAACACCAATTCCACGGCGGGAAATTTCGCTGTTGATGTCATTTCGCCGCAGACGGTCTATTACAACGTCTCCTATAGCGGGTCTGGGACATTTACTGCGACGGTAAATTTCACGGGTTTTGAATTTTAAGGAAATTGTATGACAACGGTTAACGTCCAGTTCTCAAATAGCAATGAGTCAGCAGTTGTCACATATTTTTCCTCTCCCCAGAGCTCATCTTCAATTCCAAACAGCGGAACAATAGATACATCGGATCCGCGATGGGAAGCTTTCTACAACCTATTTTCTAGTAATTCACAGGCATATTTGCCCGCTCCTACGACCGGTTCCTGAATATGAAAAAAATCCTCTTTATTTTCAGCATGCTGTTTGCTCACCTGGCTCACGCCCAGACCGCATTCACAGCCGGTCCTTTTGGCATTGGCGTCACCACCCCGTCTGCAACATTTGACGTGGAGGCGGTAGGTGCTGTTGGGGGCGGTAACGCAAATAGTACTCTGGCCCGGTTCTATGCTGGCAGCAACACAGCGCCGACGACCGCCATCACACCGACCGTTGGTATCTCGCGGTACGAGGTGATCAATCAGGACACCGAGGGCGGTCAGAATGCCGCGCTCTACGTCGAGGATACCGGTAACAACGCATCTGCGGCCGGAGAGATTGGGCAGGTCAATGGGATTACCGCAAACGTATTCCAGATCGGTCAGGGTGATTCGGTTGGGATGTTTGCGTATTCGAATAACTACAGCACCAACGGCGGCCATACGGCATATGGAGGTTTTTTCGATGCTATTGCTGGGACCGCTGGTACTGCTGCTTTTGGTCTTGAGATCGACAGCACTAACAGCACTGGCTATGATGTTCCCTATACGGGGCTTTCCCCTTACCCTAATGAAGTAGGCATTCATATTCAGGCAGCGGGCGCAAACCTCAATACCGCCGGAATCTGGGTAGGGAATGTCTCAGGATCGCCGCTTTATGATGTCGGGGTTGCATTCACGGCAGGAAGCGTCAAGACAACCGCCATTGAGGATGACAGCAACGATACCAACATCCTGGTTTCGACTGGCGCCCATTCATACGGGATCAATCTGGCCGCCTCCAGTTTTACCGGGCAATCCATCGTCGTTCCGGGCCTCGCTGTCTCTCCATCTGGATCGATGCAATCCTCGGTGGTCCCTACGACATCATGGGAATACGATTCTACGGGCTCTCACGTTTCGATCGCAAATGGCGGAAACGCTGCGATGCCTGCAGGCAATGGGTTAATCATTGTGGAGGAGTCGGTAAATCACAATAGCGCGGTATATCTGTGCAGCGTGGGGTCGTGCGCTATCGGCCTGTCGGTTGGTGGTGTCTGGTCTGCATCCACCACTGCGCCATCCACTGGTCATCTGTCAGTGGCTTGGAGTGGTTCTGCGTACACCGTCTACAACAACGAAGGCGCAACGGAAACCGTGGTTATTTCGTCGAACAGGCTAAACTCGGCTAACTGAGGCGTTTCCAAACTGGATTAATTCCCGCTGGACGATCTGCGATGATTTTGGTATCGTCGCGCGACTGGCCATAGGGGGATAAATAGTGCCAACAGGGAAAGTTGGAGCGCATTTTTTTGTCGCTCCCAAAAATCAGGCAGTCAGCACTTATGCAAAGACGGGTGCAATAGCGCTGATGATCGGCACTATTGTTTTTCTGTCTACGCTGTACGGTGTGCACCGCTTCTACTCCCCCTTTCCATGGTGGGACGAGTGGGATGGGTACTTCGGTTTCTATATGGCAGCCGCCAACGGCATGAATATTCATGCCTGGTGGTATCCGCATATGGAACACCGGATCATCACCTCGCGCCTGCTGTTCTGGCTCGACCTGAGATACTTCCACGGCAATCACATCATCCTGTTTGCAGCCCAGCTGGCGATGCTGGCAGGCATCGTTGCGCTTATCTGCAATGCTGCACGGCGAACTGGTGCCGGCCTTGTCTGGCCGCTGGGGCTCGCTGCAGCACTGATGTTTTCGTGGGTGCAGTCGGAGGTCCTGAAGTGGGGCTTCGAAACACAGGTTATCGCCGCCTACTTCTTTGCGGTCTGGGCGCTGGCCGAGTTCACCCGGTCCCCCTCCAGCGATGCGCGCCGGTTCGTGGCGGCATTCTTTTTGGCCGCATGCGCTGAGTTCTCCATGGGTAACGGGATTGCCGCGCCGTTCACGCTTGTCATTGTCTCGGCACTCCTGCGCCGTCCGCACAAAGAGACCGCGCTGGCGCTCGTGCTGGCGCTCATCCTCGCGGCGACCTATGCGATCGGCTACGTCAGCCCTCCCAAGGACGCAGTGGCGATCCTTCCAGGCTCGGTCATGCTTCACCGGTTGGATTTCTTCGTGACGTTCTTCGGCAATCCGGTAGCGATGATCGGTCTGCCGACTGCGGCATGCAGACTGGCGGGCGCTTCCTGTGTAATTGCGGGTACCGCCATGATCGCCCGGCCGGGCGATCTGTCGAAAGACGTGACGCCATACAGGGCACTCCTGATCGGGGTCTGTCTGTTCGTAGCTGCTTCGGATATCGCCGCTGCGTATGGTCGTGGCACCGCCGGCGCTGGGGCTGCGATTGCCAGCCGGTACACGACCGGACCGCTCCTTGGCTGGCTTGCGATGCTGTTGCTTGCTTTCGATATGTTCAAGGGTGCGCGTCGCGTGACGATGACGGCCGGTGTCTTAGTGGTCGCCGGGCTCGCTTACGGCCAGATCCATGTGCGCGACAGCAACGACTATCTGTATGACTGGAAACTCGGCATGCTGAGCACGAAGATCGGGCTGGAGCACGTCGAATACTCTGGCCAGCTTTTCCCGGCAAAGCCAGAGGCTGTTCACCAGCGATTTCAGCAGTACGCCGCATACGGTGCCGCGCATCGGCTTGGGGTCTATCAGCGCCCATGGCTCATTGATGCTGGATCCGTGAAGTTTGACCCGACCAAGGTCGAAACAGGATGTCAGGGGAGTGTAGACCGCATCGTCGCAGGGCATGAAGGTCTAACCGTGTCGGGATGGTCGAATACCGCCCAGCGCCGGGACGTGTTGATCGTCCTGACGGATGCGGCCGGAAATACGATCGGATATGGGATAACCGGGCAGCGCCGCGATGATGTTGCTAAGGCCGTCTCCGGCGCGCCGGCCGACGCTGGCTGGGTTGGATTTGCAAAGCCAGCGACCGGCTTGGTATCGGCCTACGCATACACGGGCGGGAAATTCTGCGCGCTAGGGCAGGCCTCTATTGCGCAAAACTAGCGCTGATAATCGGCGCAATAACCAACTGTTCTTGCGCCGCCCTCAGCCCATCCAGATACGCATCTGGGTAGAAGCAATTAGCCATGTGACTCTGCCAACCCTGAATGCTTGAGATGTAGTTGTATTGCTGGATCAGCACCACCCCATATTGCTGGGCTGCGGCGTCTATCGCTGCGACATACTGCGGCAGAAGCGGATGCTGACCATCGCACACCGGGCCGGGCTCCTCCAAAATGGGAGTCTTGCCGGCAGCACGCGCATCTAAGATCCACTGCGCGAGGTATCCCTGGTAATCGGATAGCGTCTCGCCGCCGAGCGCGTCATTGACTGCATGCTCCTCTATAACGATCGAAGCAGGCGATTCAGCGAGTCGCTGGGGAGTCGGTGGACCTCCTCCGTCCATGCCATCCAACTCGTTCATGAGCGAGCTTGCCAGACCTCCCGTTGCATTGTTCTGGACAGTTATACCGCTGTCCTTGAACTGCTTTTGCAAGAGCGCCTGAAGTGCGACCGGTTCGTTGGGCGTAACACCCACGGGCAAGCCTGAGCCATCAAGGCTATCGCCGAACATCTGGTCATCGCCATACACAGCAAGTGTTATGACGGGGGTTGATGCCATCGCTGGCGCCGATGCGCCTGTGGGTGCAGACGGCTGCGTCAACTGGCTCGCAGTCGAGGGTGGCACAGACGCAGCTGGCGACGTCGGATCGCTTCCCGGCCCTCCTCCTCCGCCGCCACATGCCGCAAGACACGCGAGCAGTACCGCTGCTATTCCCGCCCTCCATCTTTCACTGCTTCGACGTGGCACCCGAAGCCGCGCATGCGCGCGTGAATCTGCTCGACGTTCTTGATGGACCCCTGCATTAGTTCCAGTCGAGTCGCAATGAGAAACGCCTTGTCGAATCCCAGATCGCGCCGGTCCAGTTCGGGCGTCTTCTCGTTCCAGGTGTATTTCGACCACTGGCGCCCGGTTGAGACGTGCGCAAGATCGGCCATCTGCGCGCGCTTGTAACTTAGTTTGTCGGCAAGACGCAGCAGGTCCTCGGGCGTCGGCGGCACGTAGAAAAGAGTCATGGTGGCGAAATAGAGGCAGGCGCGCGCGGGCGCGAAAGATGAGATTCACGGTCATTCCTTTCGGAGAGTCGGGCACCGCAGAGTGCGTAGCCCATGACTCAGAGAATGTACCCTTAAGGGTACCTTTGTCAAGCGCCAAATAACCAACAAACCAGCCTCCCTCGCGGAGGCTTTCCCATTTATGGAACGTCCATGACCGAGATCGACGCCATCCACGCGCGTTTGAGTAGAGGCGAAGCGAAATTTTCCGAGATCGCCGACGCCCTATCGAAGATCACCACTCACCTGCAGGGCCAGGACGCGACGCTCGCTCAGGTCAGTGGGAAGCTCGATACGGTCGTCAATGGGACTGAGAACATCGTCGGCATGTGGAATGGCGGCGTGAAGACGGTCCGTTTTTTCTGCCGACTCGCTGAGTCGTGGACGTTCCTGCTGAAGAAGGTGTTTATCCCGGTCGTGCTGCCAGTCGGCGCCATGTGGACGGTGTTTCGCGTCGTTAATCACGAGACCTTGCCCGATTGGATCGCGGCGATTATCAAACTGATTCTGGCGGTTCTGTGAGGTGACTCATGCAGTACTCGAAAAACGGACTCGCCCTGACGGAATCTTTCGAAGGCTGCGCACTGATCCCATACCAGGACGTTGCCGGCGTCTGGACTGATGGCTACGGAAACACGCACAACGTCGTCCCTGGTCAAGCGATCACTCAAGCGCAAGCCGAAGCGGACCTGCTGCGTAATGTGGCCGATGCGGTCGCCGCAGTAAATCGCCTCGTGCATATCGCCATGTCGCAGGACGAGTTCGATTCTTTGGTTGATTTCACTTTCAACCTGGGCGTCGGAAACTTCGCCGGCTCGACGCTACTGAAGCTGCTCAACGCGCGCGACATAGAAGGCGCTGCGAATGAGTTCGCAAAATGGGATGAAGCGGGAGGGGTCGTCGTTGCTGGCCTACTTCGTCGGCGCCTTGCTGAGCGCGCACTGTTCGTTACGCCCGATCCCGCCTGATCCCGAATCCCCTCACCATAGTCTGGAAAAAGCATGTCCTATACCGATGGCCAGGTCCTCACGGCAGAGGAGTTGAATGCCTCATTTGCTGCCGCTGCTGGCACAGGCGTGACTGTCATTACCCAGCAAACGGGTCCGTTTGCTGAGATCAGCGCGATGCCTGGCCAAAGCGGTGTTCTCATTCCGGCAGGCACTACCAACGTGCCTGCGAACGCGCTGGGTATCAACGGCCGGCTCGAAATCAAGTACCTGCTCTATACGAACAACTCGTCGGGTGTCAAAACCCTTGTTTTCAAGCTTGGCGGCCAGCAGGTCGGTCCGTCGATCAATGTCACGACTTCCGAGTCTTCGAGCGGGACGATCATCGTCCAGAACAATAACTCGCAGACGGCACAAATCTGCTCGTCAGAATCGGCCGATGGTGTACTTTCAAGTGGTGCGTTCCCGACAGCGACCGTAAACACAGCAATCGCCCAACAGTTGACTGCATACCTCACGGTCAACAACACGACGGATACGATACAACTCGCGAGCCTCATCGTCACTGCATACAACCCGCCTTATATAGCGGTGCCGACACCTCTCAAGGCTGGGGCGCAGTGCTTCTACGGCATTAACTCGCACTTCGATAGTCAGATTCCGGCGACGGGCAGTAATCAGGCCGAGACGATTGCCAACACGATTAGCATCATGAAGGCGGTCGGCATGAAAGTGCTACGGCTCTCATGGGAAGGCCCCACCGACACCAACGGTTTCGGCCTGACCTCACTTCAGTCGCTGGTCGATTATGCTGCTGCATTCGTTACGGACGGCACGGGACTGATGCTCTATGTCTGTGCCGATATCTCCATGGAGTCAACGCCGGGCACCGCATACACCAGTGAAGCTGCCGCATACAGCGCCAACTTCACATACGGTGCGCAGGTCGCGACGGCATTGCTGCCATATGCCTCGAATGTTATGGCGATTGAGTGCGGCAACGAGCTGGATGCGGCTTCCGCTGGCGGCGTGTCTATACGCACTCTTTCAGGTGTCGCTGGCTCTCTGCCGTCGGACTTCTCTGAAACCGTGTGGCCCCTTTTCCGTGGTGCATCGGGCGGATGCATGGCAGGCATTCGTTCGGTTACGACAGCGATTCCCTGTGCGTCGAACGCTTTCACGGTCACCTCGATTGCGGCGTCCGACATGCTCTGGAACGGTACGAATCCGAACGGAACCACGGGTAGCAATGTGGTGCGCTGGGATATTACGGCATGGCATATCTACGGGGTGGATGGATTCGCCGCAGGGTTCGATGGTAGCGACGCAACGCCCGGTCAGGATGCTCCGGCGATAAATCTGTGGTCGTATCTTTATAACGCCTACGGGAAGCCGTTAGTTATTAGCGAATGGAACCCAGGGCAGGAAGGCACTAGTGATTCTGCGAACGCAGCTGCAGCTACAACTTATCTGACAGCATGGTACGCAGCCCGGTACACCTACAACATCGCCTCATTGATTTTCTATTCCCTCGGTGACCCTGGATACGAAATCGTCCCGACTGGCGCCGCGCCATACACGCTTAACGGCACCGGAGTAGCTCTGCAAACGTTTATCGCGGCGAATCCGGTTACGCAGTGACGTAGGTCAGGCGCTCGACATTCCTTGATGTCGACGACCCTCGATCAGTCTGCGCCCGATGTGCCCACCCGCGTCCTCGACATACCGTTTGCTTAGCGCGCAGACGGGAATCACGATAACCATGGCGATGCTCCCTGCGAACAAGGAAAACAGCATCGGCTGCGCATGGACAGCTGGAACACCGAACACCTTGACAATACAAGCGCCCACAGCGCACAGGATGGGGAAGTGAAGGACATATACGCTGTAGGATATATTCCCGAGAAAGACGAAGATTCCGTTTTCGAGAAACAGTGGCCTCCTGTTGTGGTGAATGCAATAGACAACAACAAAAGAGATCAACATATCCACTGTTTCAACCTGCTTGATATCGGCGTCGGGATTAGCGAATAGCAATGCCGCGTACATCAGCGCGACAAATGCAACAGACCCTGCCAGCCGGTACCGGAAGTTCATGATTCCCCTACTAAATGGAATAGAGGCACCCAATCCGAAGGCAAGTGCGTAGTGCAAAGAAAGCTCGCGAGGGAACGGAGCAATTGCGCCCAGCAGGAGGAGGGCGAGAAAGGGCAATCGCGTGCGACTATTCCTGACCAGCAGATAGATAGCAGGAAAGAGAACTGAATACAGAAGTTCAACGCGAAGCGACCACACCGGCGCGTTCAGATGAATATAAGCAGGAACCAGTGACAGTCCAACCAGAAGCGGAGTCATTCCCCTGGGTAGGGAAATGGTCAACCATGGGCCATAGGCGGGGTCGCCGAGACCGGAATTAATGATCGGCCAAAGACATACGACGAGAAGAATCGAGACCCATAGCGCAGGATAGATTCGGAAGACTCGCTTGATGTAGAACGGTTTGATCCATCCCATCTCAAATGAAGTCGCGCGCTTCATCAGCGACACGGACAGGACGCACCCACTGAGTACAAAAAACACCTCGACGGATGCCTGCCCGTTAAACGTATTCGTTATGAAATCGACAAAGGTGCGCTGTACCGAACCTGGTCCGTGGTGGTTTCTCGCCAGAAGCAGTGGGAGATTGAACAATTGCAGAATGTGGGTCACGACGACCGTCATGCATGCAAGGCCGCGCAACGATGTAAGGTTTTTGTTGTGCATAGAAGCTCCATAGGCGCCGATTGCCGCGCGCCAAGCATAGCCAGCCAATTCAAGGCTCGACGTGCCGCGTCCTGAAACCACGAAGTGTTGACGCATTTAGGTGATTGCATAACCAAAAAATCCGCCACATGGCGGTTTTTTTACGTCCATAGGAAACCGCATGACTGTCCTGGCCCAAGGTACTTTTCACGTGGATATGCCCGATGACTGCACGACGGCGCAGGTTGAAAACTGGGTCGCGCACGCGATCGCCTGGTATTTCAATCAGCAGGGTCTGCCCGGCAACGCGACCGTCACTTGCGAATCGCTCACTCCAGAAGTCAGCGTCATCAATCCGACGAAGCCCATTCCATTCAAATAGGTAAGCCATGACGGTCACAGTCCTGACTAGCGGCTCCTCCTATTCGATTCCCGCCAACTGGACCACGACCAACCAGGTTGAGGCATGGGGCGCGGGCGCGTCGGGCGACGCTGGTGGCGGCGACAGCGCGGGTGGTGGCGGCGGTGCTTATTCGTCAGTATCCAACCTCACTGGCCTGACGGGCTCGATTGCCCTGACCATCGGCGCGGGCGGCTCCGGAGTCACAGGTACTGCTTTCGGCAATGCCGGTGGTGCTACCTGGTTTGGCGGTACGTCACTCGCCACCAGCAAGGTAGGCGCGAATGGAGGCAGCCCGGACACGGGCACCGGCGGAGGTGGCGCGGGCGGCTCAACTACGGGAGCGGTCGGGACTACGCTGTATGCGGGTGGCGCCGGCGAGCGCGCGCCAGGCGCAGCCGGTTCCGGCGGCGGCGGCTCTGGCGGCCCTTCCGGTGCTGGCGCGACAGGATCGCAGGGCGCTGGGGGTGACACCGGGAGTGGCGGCGCCGGCGGCGCTGGCGACAATGGTTCTGGTGGTGCCGGTGGTGCCGGGGGCACTTCCACGTCCGTTCCTGGTGGCGCTGGTACAGCTAACGCAAACGGTGGCGGTGGCGGTGGCGGCGGTTACGGCGAAAACACGACCACTTCAACCGCTGGCGGAAACGGCGGATTGCCTGGGGGCGGTGGTGGTGGCACTGGCTACGACAATACAACCTCGGCAAGCGGGTCGGGTGCTGGTGGGCAGATCCGCATTACCTATACGCCAGCAAGCACTTCAGCCAACGTCACAGCATCTGGCTTTAATGCGACTACCGGCGCCGTCTCGATCGGCGGAAAGGGCTCAGTCAGCGCGACCGCTCTTGAGGCAACAACCGGAACAGCACTTGTCGGCGGCTCGAATTCGCTACCGACAATCACCGGGCTGGATGCTACGAAAGGGTCGGTCCTTGTCGGTGGAAATCAAACGCTGGCCAGCATGGCTGCGTTTGATGCCACCGCGGGCACAGTCGCTATCAGTGCAACCGCCACGGTATCGGCTTCGTCTTTTGATGCGACAACCGGTGCGCTGTTTGTTGGCGGCTTCGGCGCGATCTCCGGATCAGCGTTCAACGCAACGCGCGGGTCTGTCGCCGTAACAGGCACGGGCGCTGTCGGTTCAGCCGCCCTTGATGCCACCACGGGAAACCTCGGCGTCGGCGGATCCGGTGCGATCTCGGCAACTGCCCTCGACACCACTTCCGGTACCGTGCAGCTCGGCGGCGCTGGGCCAATCTCGGCGACGGCGTTCAACGTCACAACCGGCAACGCGTTTGTTACCGCGCCCGGCGCGGGTTCGATTTCCGCGAAGGCTCTGAACGCATGCACAGGGAATGTCCGGGTGACTGGCATTGCCGCGGTGTCGGTTACCGCGCGTGACGCCACGGTCGGTTCTGTGTCAGTCGGCGGATCTGCGTCCGTCGCAGCGTCTGCCTTCGATGCGGCAGCCGGTTCCATTCTGGTCGGTGGCATTGCCCACGTCGGCTCGGCCGCGAACGATTCGACCTACGGATCGATCTCCGTTGGAGGTCTCGGGGCTGTCTCCGCGACCGGTCTGAATGCCGAGCATGCCAATGTCACGGTGCAATGGGCGTCTGGCTCGATTGCGCAGGTTTCCGCATCTGCTTTCAACGCCACGACCGGCAACGTGGCCGTCTCCATCTTCACCATCCCCGAGCGACTTGCCATGGTCGCGCCTGAATCACGAATCGCAAGCGTTACCCCTGAAAACCGCGTCTCGGCCGTCGCGCCGGAGAACCGTATCGCCAATGCATAGGAGATTCACATGCTGGACACTCAATACAAGCAAAACAAGAAGATCGACAACGAATATCGCGGTCAATCGAATACCTTTCCCGCAACCCGTTATGTCGGCCTGATCGTTGCCTCGGCAGGACAATCGCCGCGCAGCACCGCAGTGACTTCCGGTCAATACACCGTACCCGCCGCGCTCAACGGGCGGCTCTATAAATGTACGACGGCTGGCACCACGGGCTCAACTGAACCGACGTGGCCGACCACCGCGGCCGGCACGGTAACAGACGGTACTGCTGTCTGGACGGAGCAGACTACGGCTCTCTACAGCGGCACGATCCCCGAGGGTTCGGCCACCGGTTACGCGCGGATCGCCATCGCTTCGTCGCTCGCCGCATGGTCGGGTACGCAGGGCGCAGGCACCACGGTGGCATCGAGCGGCTCGAGTGGCCAGGTCAGCAATAACGCCGCCATCTCGTTCGCGCAGGTCACGACCTCGCTGGGTCTGGTCGTGGGCTTTGCGATGTATGACGCACTGACCAGCGGAAACGCCTGGGAGTTCGCCATCCAGTCGAGCGGCACGCCGACGACCATCGGCGCGAACATCTCGCCGAACATCGCTGCCGGGGCCGCCGTCATCGGATACGACACGAACGGTCAGTAAGCCATGCTCATATCCCCCCAATTCAATGGCGGCCCAATCGCCTCATTCGAGATGGGGCCGCTCGAGGTGCTGGATTTCGGGGTCGATTGGACTGCCTGGCTGTCTCCGGGTGAAATCATCGTCGGTACACCATCGCTCACGCAAGACAGCGGCGATGATCTGCTGACGATCAATCCGGGTGGGCACTCGACGCAAGTGAGCGGCGGGAATGTTGTGTGGTGGCTCTCAACGCCCACGCTCAACACGAATTACTTCGTCCACGCCACCATCACGACGAACCAGGGCCGAACCTCGACCCGAAAAATCCAGATCAGGGGCGTGCCCCGCTAATCCTCTCAACCGCCTCCGGGCGGTTTTTTTACGCCTATGCAAATCGCACACGAACACGAACAACACGAAACGATCGAGATCGACGTGTTCTATCCAGATCACGCTCCGCGTACCGAGTCGGCTCTGTTTCGCAAGACCAAGCATCACCTCGTGGCAGTACTCGATACGCCGTGCTGGGTGTGCGGAACGAAGGAAGGCCGCGAGGTTCATCACTTCCATGCCGAATGGGCCGACAGCGAAGGAATCGATTGGGACAAGATGCGCATCCTGCATCCGAACTTCCCATGGTCGACTTTCAATGAGGCGTCCGACTTCATCGATTCCGAATACAACATGCGCGTTCTCTGCGCAAAACATCACCGCGCCAAGGATCACGGCATCCACATGATGGATTACCCGCACTGGGTAATGCAGGCCATCAAGCGCGATGACTTCGTTTTCTCGCCGGATGAGATTCAAGACAAGTAGGCCGTACAGGCCAGACCATCGGGGCCTCTCAATCTCTGGAGCAACAAATGGCATCTTCTGTAGTCACAGGCGGACTCACGATCACGACCGCCACCCTGGTCCCTCTCGTCGAGTGGGCATTGAATGGCTTTCCGCATCCGGTACCCAACAGCATTCCCTACCTACTCGCAGCCGGGATCGTGACGGGCGGCCATGCGCTCATCAACATGTATCAGGCGCGCGTCGCTGAAAAGCAGGCCATGCAAGCCATGCAGGCGCAGCAACGGGTCGCGCCGACGATGACCGCTGCGCCGCAATGATTCGCCTCGCACTCTGCCTGCTGCTAGGCGGATGCACGACAGGCGTCGTTGTACTTCCGGTAGTCAACCCAACGACCGACGACACGTCCTGCTGCGTCGCGTACTGGCAGTTGAGCAAGTCAACCGCCGGCAGTCTCGAAGTCCAGAAAAGCGCGACTAGCTGGTCGATCAGCTCGAAGTTGCACATCAAGTTTTAATCCCTCTCTAGGAATCACCATGAAATCGCTATCCATCGCCGCTCTTGCGGCTGTTTGTGTTGTCTTCGCCGGTTGTTCTGCCTCGCAAATCCAGACCGCTGGCACGAACGTCGCTGCCGTCAATAGCGCTGCTGCTGGCGCACTGCAAACCGTGGCGACCTCGATCGTTGCCGCGTGTCCCGCTGGCGAAGCATTTGCGAGCGCTGCTGCTGCGGCGACTGCAAATCCTGACGTGGCACTCGCTGAGGATGC